GTTGTATATGGGTAATATTCTGTATTTATCTCTCCGGCGGTTGATGAAGTTAATAAAGTAGGGTTAAGTGATGAGCCAAATTCATTTTCTAAGATAGTACATTTGTACTGTTGTTCGTATATGGTAAGTGATGATGAAAAGTTAAATTGTTGACTATCAAACCCCCCAATTGAAATTATCTCATCAGATATACCTCCACAACTATGGGTTGTTAAAACTACCATTCCATGGGAATAAAATATTTGACCTACAACGTCAGAACCACTTATAATATTACCCTCACCATCATCTGTTAAGAGTAAACCATTTACAAAATCACCACCAATAGATGAAGAAAAATGATACTCAAATGTTGTTGGTACTATTTTTTCTCCAAATAATTTTGTTGGGATATTTAATACTGTAATTTTGTCCCCACTACCTGTAGGCCAGTATCTTTGCTGTGGTAAACTTGATTGTAAATAATTCTCATATAGAGGTGCTTCAATAGGACCATAATAATAATCATCATCTCTAGTTACTCCGGGTATAACACTAGATGTGACACCTAAATCTCCTGTACTTGAGGAGATGTAGTTAGTATAATATAGCTGTTTTACGCTATTATATATTGAGTTTTTTGAAGAGGAATATACATATCCTGTTTGTAAGTTAGAGGATGATGTATAATTGACATTCGCCCCCGTAAATATATTAATACCAACTGTAGATCCTGTAATATCTCCTCCAATAAAATTAAATCCTTTATCGGCTAAAAACGAGGTTATAGTAACCTCCCTATTTGTAAATTGCTTGAATGCTGTCATTCATTAGAAGTCTAACTTAATCCTTACTAATAATTCCTTAGTAAAGTCTTTAAGTAATGGTCTAGATAATTTTGCTACTGCTACTAATTCTTGATTGTTGTTATACATTCCTACTGTTGTAATGTATACTTGGGGGTCATTGATAAATGAATCAAATAATACAGCCCCAGTTGATCCTGAAATGAATGAGGGGTTTGTTGAGTAATTAAATTCATCGTTTCTTGCTCTTGCAAATATAAAATCTGAAGATAGAGTTTCACTTGAATTTAATGTCCATCCAGGGGATGTTGCATCTAATCCTCCTAAATTGAATTGGGATAATAGTTTTTCTTGGTTATTTACTGTTGAGTTTGTTGTTCTCACTGTGCCTAAATTAGTACCACCATCAACAATTCTCCCATCTAAGGCTTCACCATTTAGTAGGATTAAACCTATATCTGGTAAGAACCAACCATATGATCCTGATGCTAGTGACCAACCACTTGTGTTGACCCCTGTAAAAACATTACCAGCTGATCCTGATACCAGGTTGTAAACTCTACCGGCTTCTGTAAATATAGCTGCTCCCCCTAACTTACTATCATCTGTAAGAAATAAATTTGAGTCTGCAGCACCAGAACCTGATATATTTAATGTCATTACTCCTGGAAGTAATTCTTGTTTAAATCCTGACCTTTCTATGGGTAGTGCATAAAAATAGGATGATGATTGATTACCAAAAACAAATGAAGTTTCTTCATCTCCTAGGATTAATGATCTATATTGACCATAGTTTGTTCTAGTTGGGGATAAATAATCTACATTGGGGTTATATAATAAACTACCACTACCCTTGGAATCACAATACGCCATTGCAAATTGTACAGATCCTGTGGTGTTAATATCAGCATATATATTATAATAGAACTGACCTGTTGAACTTGCTATTTGTGTTGATGATGTATAATATGATGTTAGAGTTGGGGAATTGTTTTCCCATACAGTGTTAGTTACACTATCTGTACTAATTACTAAATCTCTAGGGTCGAATGTTTGGAATGCTCCTGCCATGGTTTGTTTTTATTTATTATGTTTTCGTTACGGTTATTGGTATTTGTAATCTTGCTCCTGATGATCTACCTGTAACTGTTAAGGTACCATATAAAGCTGTTCTTGAAGTTCCAAATAAAGTATTAATACCTGTTGCGGTTATTGTTAAAGATGTTCCAATTACTGTTTTTGATACATCTGTACCGTTTGTTGTTGTTGAATTTAATGCTAAAGCTGCTTTTGTACTAATTCCTGTTGCTATTACCGAACTAAACATCCGAACATCACTTACAGTAAATACGTACCCCGCAGATTCTACTGTTGAATTGTTTCCGAGATAATTTAATGTTATTGGTTGGATAACGTATGGTTCTGTTTGGGCAATTGTTGGGTTAAGGTTTCCTATACCAAGTGTAGGCATTTTTGCTGTATCTCTTGGAAGAGTTACTAATTTATACTTCATCATTTGTAGTTCATCTGGGAAGGCTTCCAATAAAGGCATGTTTTCAATTGCTTCCCCATAATACGCAGAACCCGATGGATTTGTTGGGTTGTAGAGAGTATAATCAATTTCATCATCTGCTAGTGCAAATTGAGTGATATTGAATGAACCATCTCCCTTTGCTAAAAGTTCTCTCCCTTTAGTGGTTAGAATAGCATCTACTGTTACTATCTGATTATTTAAGTATCCCATTATTTTATTTTGTTATAAATATACATTCTTTTTATTTCTATTCCAAGCTATTTTTATTATAGCATGTTTTACGTATTTAAATCATCTTTAAATGCATTTTTCTGCTTTAATTGGTTGATTAAAGTTAAAGTATTTCTTTTTTGTTGGGGGGAGAAATCACCAGGTATTAAATATCCCCCACCTGAACCTGTGGTTTCACTAATCCCAAATGTTGAGGGGGGTGATTGGTATATGATAACCCTATCATCAGAGTTTATTCTTCTTCTCAATATAAATTGGGAAATTTGCCCATTTATAATGCCAGAATTTTGTGGGTTGGGGTAAACATTTACTTGATTTTGGAGCCAATCATTTACAAATCTCCCATATTCATCTGCTGGGGAGGGTATTCCTTGGAAATCATAACATATATCCGAGGGTGATATACAGTAAGACTGTGAGTAAAGATTAGACATATCACCACCCCCCTCACTAGTAAAAGAACTTGTAGTTCCTGTTACTATGAATGTTTGAGTTTCATAGTTGTTTATGGAATTGGAAGAACCAGAGGTTTCGAATATCTGATTGTTATATGAGACTACAATCTCATCCCCTTTTTTAATTATAAAAGGTAAACCACCTTCTGCTTCTTTATATCCCCCAAGATTGCTTGATATAAAGTCTTGAATTATATAGTTAGCATTATCATTAATCAGTGTTGGGTTTTGGGTAAATGATGCTGAGAGTGCTATGGGTATACCACCAGAGAACTTTTCAGACCCCGATACTTCTATCATCTTCCCCGCCAAAGATCGACTTACAGCTATATTTTGGGAATTTACTACCCCTAAACCCGGACCCTTTATCTTAACATCAAAATAATTGTCTTGTGGGTCTGATTCTCCATATAAACCTAAATTTTGACTTATTGAAATTATTTCACCCCCTAAGTAAAAACAACTACTACCGGTTATTAGGTAGTTTTTATCAGAACCAGCATCAGAAGAGGCGGATGCTTTTACATTTCCATCCCAACCCCCAGTCCAACTTGCAGTTTGGAAAGACATAGTTGTTGTGAAATTGGGGAAACGGTTGAGATTAAAAGGACCTGTTTTACCACTTGTTGTTGCACCTACAGTATTCATTTCTAAGGCACCTTGGAATATTTTATTATCTCCAACCTCTAAGTTACCATAATTAATATTATTATAAGTAACAGAATCATAAGATATTGCTACCTTTCTATCCCTCTCAAATGTGCTTTTTATTTCATATAGATTATTCCCACTCCCATCTACCTTTATAGTTATAGGTGTGATTGGGGCATTTTCCCCTGTTATATCATTTTGTGGAGATATAATTAATGAATCAATTTCAAATGTGTAAGTATTCTCAAGATTTAAATTGTTATATGAGGATCTAAAATGAGCAAAGTATATTGGGTAATGGGAAATAACAGATTGATTACCATAACTCGTATCTCCAGGCCAAGATGATTGTGAGTTATTACTACCAGATAAGGTATTTAAATATGTGATATTAGATGTTGGTGGGGTATAGTTATTGTAATCCGCACTACTTAATTTACTCCCCAAATATCTTGGAAGTATATTTGCTATGGTAGTATAGAAACTATCATTAACTTCTGCTTTTGCTGCTGTTTTGTTTATTACTTCCTGCAAGTTTACAGGTGTCTCAATTCCATTTGTAAAGTCTAACTGTTCCACATAGGTATTTAATTCACTTCCGGAAATGTTATTAATTAAAGGGTAGTAAGCTGATTGGTAGAAGTTTGTTATTGAGGGAAGAAGTGGGTCAAAATTATAATATAAAGATGGAGTTAGTGTTGGTAAAAATGTTGAGGAGCCTGTTAAAGGTCTATTATTTATCCCCTCATATAACCAGTAGGAATTAGTACCATTTATTATGTCAAAGTTAGGACCTACTACACCGGGGTTATACTGTTGGTAGAAATCTGAACCAAAAACATTATATGAATCTGAGGTTTGGGAGGTGCCTGTGAAATTTAAAGAAACATTCCAATTTGGGTTATTGGCTATTGTGTTAGAATTATCAATAAGCTCACCATCATCATTTATACTTTTTTTATTAAAAGCATATCCTGTAGGGTAAAATTCACCAGAATCTCCGGTTGAACCTGTGTAGGTTATTTCATAAAGTTGAAGACTTGCTGTTCCAGGTGATAATAGGTTGGATGTTGTTCCTATTCTAAATGTATTTTCAAAATCATCTCTTGAAGAGTTATAATTACCCAAGGTAATAACAACATTATTAAATGAATCTCCATGTTGGACTGACCCTGAGGGGAGTCCAAGATTTCTATTATCTCCTAAAACTCCTGAATTATTTCCTCCCCTCTTCATAAGAAGACCACCTGATTTTTTTATGTATTCCATCCCACTATCCCCAGCTAGTAGGGGACTTATTACTTTACCCATATTTAATCCTGGGGTGTTACTATCACTGGGGTATGTTAGAGTTATTGTAGTACCAGATCTAAGTACATTACCAAGTTGAAAGGTAAAATAAGGTGCCAGGTTATAAAATGAATAATCGGCCGCTGGGGTAGTTAGTCTCTTATTTTCATTGTATGGGAATCTTTGATTTGTAGAAGCTGCAGTAAAAATAGATGAAATATCAGAATAATCTGAAACTGTTCCATAATTATTTGGAAGGTAAATTGCGGCAATTTGTTGATAGGGTAGTATAGTTACTGGTGGGTCACCGGGATTACCTGGAATAAATTGTGATGGTGGTAGGAAGAGTGAAATGGCACCATTAGAGGGAGTACCTGCGAAATTATCTAAAGCATTTTTAGCAGTGTTGTAGTTTTCACTACCAAAAACTGCTAGATTAACTGTTAGATTTGCAGGTGGGGTTCCACCACCCTCAACAGCTGATCCTGTAGTTACAAAAGCAGATTGTGTTATTAAAGTATAATATGATGAATCTATCCCTGTAAATGTTGAGTAGGGGTTATTTAATAGTGACTGTGTGGTTACTACTAATATACTACCACTATACTCCCCATCATAAAATTCAGTTTGTGAAAAATCTAAAAATGGAACCGACCCACTTATAGTTTCATTAATACCTGCCCAACTTTGAGTTACACCAAAACCATTTATATTTGATATTGGGGTTGTTGGGGTTAGGTTTGATAGAGAAGCTTCAGTTAATGTAAATTCTAAGCTACCACCACCTTGACCAACTAATAAACCAAATATAGTAAATTTTTCTCCTATAGTAAAACCACTATAGTTAGAAGGTTGAATATCTGTAACTTCAAGGGCTTGAATGTTATTTGTAGCCCCAGAATTTACTTGTAATTGTACTGTTAAAATACCTCCATCAGATGTTGAAAAAGATATTGTATTTGTATTATTAGTTATTCCAGAAAGAGTATTTAATGTAATAAGAGGTATTAAATTTTCAAGATTTAAAGTTCCGGTTGATTGAGAGGGGTATGTTTGGATACCATTATATTGTTTAACAGAACCACCAGTACCACCTTTTATAGATACTATATCACTCACACCATTATTACCATAAATACTACCTGTGAGTTCTAGATTTATAAGTTGAATTGCACTATTTAAACCTGTTTCGCTTGTGGGGATATTATCTAATGAGCCCGTTTCAACTGTGAGAGCTACCGTTGTATTTGGTGAAATAGTAACTGATGGGCGACGGTTACGCTCTAGTAGGTTTTGTTTGATTATAACGCCCGTAGTCACGCTTGTGCGAGCTGGTACATATGATTTAATAGCTTTAAATAATGAATTATCGAAATATTTAATTAATCTTAAATAATCGTAAACGTTACCTTCTGTATATTTTTTAAAGTAATCAATTGCTACGCTTCTTAATTTTGGGTAGTAATTTAACTTAGAATCAAATGCAAATCGGGGGTCTGCTAATGTGTCTGAGATAACACCATACCCAAATGTATTAATAATATCATCATTTACCTCATCTTGAGGAGAAAATGCAACTTCTAAATTTACAATATCCTTGGTATAGCTTTGACTTATTAAATAGTTTTGATCTATACTAATTTGAGTTGATAATATATTACCGTAGGTATTACCATCTTCAACTTGGATTTTATTTGATATCCTATTTCTAATACCTACGGAAGGTTGATCCATTTGGTAGACCTCAGTATTAGGTTTACTGTATGTTCTTAATACTGAGCTAGAATAATGGATAAATTCATAGCTTGATGTTATTGTACTGTTTGAAGGGTTTCTAAATGAACCTGTAATAAATAAATCTGATGATCCTGTTATAGCGGGGTGGGTAGATAGAATATTTTCTACATAACCTCCATATTGAGATGCTGTAAAAACATATTCTAACTCGTTACCCAAAGGTGCTCTAAAATTTACTATATCAAATGAACTTTCAGATCCTGTAATACTATTACCTTCAATAGATTCGGGATTCATTGTAAAGTCATGAAATACTTCTGTTGGAATATTATTAGAATAATATCTAAATTCTTGAAGTGATCCTGAAAATATTTTACCATTTTCACTTAAATATTCAGTAGCTATATTTGATCCTGATATGTAACCTCCTACGTAAACACCATCAAATTCTGTTACTCCGAACCTATTCCAAGCTGCATTTGCAGATTGTGTTACATTTAAAGATCCATAGAGGTATAATCCATAGGTCCCTACACCATACCCAAAATTAGGACCAGTGGGATCATATATGACTTGACCATAATTCCCAGTACCATAACCTTGAGTGCCTGATGTATCTATACTAACAGAGCCTGTCCAACCTATTATGTTACCATCAACCCCATTGTATTGATTATTTGCTACTTGTAGGGTGTAAATAGTACCTATACTATTATCGGATGATGATGGGTGTTGATTTCTTTGAAGTAAAACACTCCACCATCCTTTATTAAAAAATGGAAGATATATGTCATCTGATACTATAGTGCCTCCTTCTTCAATAGATGCCGACATTACAAATTTCATTTTCCCATATTCATAATAATCACTATTACTTGAACCTGAATATGAACCTGAGGGTTTGTTTTCGTATGATAGTTGAATTCCCCAATCCATATCATTGTCATAAGTTCCGTTTGATTTTTTAACTGCTAAAGATTGACTAAAATATGATCCCCCAAAACTTGATGAAGGGAATCCTGTTGTTTTAAATCTAAAAGCTAAACCATCTGGTACTATTATTTTATCTTCAGCAATATAATTTCTTTCTAAAGGCATCCATGGGACCTTTACTGATGAACTTGCAGCATATGAGTTTGCTGTAGGGGTATAAGCATAACTAAATCTATTATACCATAAATCATAATCATTACTATTATCTCTATTTTTACCCCCAAACTCATTAATACGAAGGATTGTGTTTGGTATACCCCAAATATTAATAAGTTGTCTTAACCCACTAATTGTACCTTTCTTTTTCGTAAGGTAAGCCATGTTATGGTAAAGGCGTTTAAATATTTCTTTACTTACCTTATCAATGGCATAGGGGAAACCAGGTTCAGTTATAGATTGAACGTAATCAACCCAAGAATAACCATCACTCCAATAATTAACTATACTACCACTATTTACAGCTATATATTGTGTAATTAATTCACTCCCCGTAGGTGGGATATAACTACCATTATCTTCACCTGTTAAACCTATAAAGTTATCTTGGTTATCATAATTGTTGCCGAATGTTTCGAATCCTAAACCTTTAACAGCCTCTGCTGCTAAACCTAAAGGTAAACCTCTATCAGGTGAATTCGACGTATTGTATCTTTCACTTAAAGCTCTTGTATAAAGCCAAACTTCATCAAATGATTGACCAACCATATTTGAAAATTCAATATACTCATTATTATTTGAATTTTCTTTTATAAAGTTGGGGATTGTATAATATAACCAATTTTGGTTATTTTCATCATATAAAGACGCGGATAATACGTATCCACCATAATATTGAGCATTTTCTACATCACTACCCAACCATATTAATACTTCAACACTACTTGTTGGGAGTAAAGCATAGGGATATGATGATCCTGTTTTTGGATATGAAAAAGAGGATGAGTTATTGTATAAATAACTTTCATACCCATCAAAATTAGTTACAAGGTTGGTTATGTTTGTTTGTAAACTAGCTAAACTAGATGATATTCCCTTTACATTAGGGTTAGAACCTGTAACACCTACAATAATTGAAATATCAGCTTCATAAGATTGTATTTGAGATACCTTTTCAATAAAATTATTTATCCTAGCCTTTGCAGATGAAAAGTTAATAAATTCATTAAAAGTGTTATACGAGTAGTTTGGGGTTATTGTAACACCCTTCTTGTTTAATATGTTAAGTAAATTATTTAGGGACTCTGATGATGGTGTTGTCATTAGATCCTCATAGGATTTTAAGCCGGTTGAATTATTTATTAAATCCTTTAAAGGAATGTTAATATTAGGACCTTGAATAAAATTAGCCTGTTCAATTAACTCACTGAAATCTTCTAAGAATTCAACTTTATATGCTTGACTTTCACCTACCTTTGAGGCTATATATAATTCATCCTTTAATTGATATTGTTGAGGTAGAGGTTCATATAGTTTTATAAAAATAGTATCATTTGAGATTGGATCCTCAGGAGATACTATTGATGTTAAAGATGAGGTTTGAGATGTTGATATTGAACTACTTAATTGTAAGTTAATAGCAATTACATAGTTATTATTATAGAAACTAACATAAAATTCATCAAAAAATTCATTATTATTAATAGCATTTACCAAACCAACATACCCCTCAGTTAATTTTGATTGGGGGATTAAATTTGACTTTATGGCTATTTCTGTTCTATCTGATGAAATTTTAGATAAATAGAATGGGAGATTTGGTGTTGAACCTAACTCATAATTTACAAAATTATAAGAGGCATATAATGTCCCATTTTCAAATCCCTCACTATAAATATTTGATGAAGGGTTTAATGTAATCTCACCAGTTGGAACTGTTGTTGATGCTTTTTCGATTACATTTAACCCAGTTGTGATATCTATATAAGATCCAGATAATTGTTCCCTATTGGAGTTATTTGTTATAGTCCAGTTTTCAAAATATAAGGTAGATGATAATAGTGACTTTTCGGCACTATATATATAAAATTCAACATAATTTTCCCCGGGGGTGAATGATGATGAAATTATTTCATTAGGTATAATGGTTTGATCTTGTAATTCAAAACCATCACTAGATAGTGTATTAGAATTAACCTGTGATGTAGATGCACTTATGGGAATGGTGAAGTCAAACTGATCCGAACTTAGACCAACATATGTTGGTGTTTGGTTTGGTGAAGGAAGGTTTATCATATAATCTTCTTCGGGGTTAATATTAATAGGAGTTTGGGCCATTTATGTTTATGTGTTAGGAGTTTCTGTAAACTGAGTAATAACATCTGCTATTTCTTGCCTTACTTCTAAATTTTCAATTCTTAATTCTGCTATTTCTTCTAATAATGCTTGTATTTCTTCTTCATTAGGGGTATAATTAATATAAGCCCCACTTGTTTCAACCAAATATAAATGAGAATTCACATCACCCTCTTTAGGAATTAAATAAAAGAACTTGTTATATAATGTAAAAAAATCTCCTATGGTAGCCAAGTTTATATCAAAGAAAGAAGGATCAACTGTAGGTACTAACTGTGAGAATGTAGTATCTATGGTTTCATTAAATTTATTCTTATCAAAAACCTGCCTTGAAATTTGTACTTTTTGTATATTATTCATATTTATCCTTTAGCTACTTTGAATATAATATCTTCATTAAATATTGTAGTTGTACCATCTATTATGGTTTTTACTAATACTGTGTAATATCTTTCAGGTTCTAAACCATTCATATACAAATCAAAATAACTTGAGGTTGCATCAGCACTAATTCTAGTATAATCATTATCAAAATCAATTACAAATTCGTTTGTTTCTGTATCTTTTACAGCATATAGTGATTGAGATTCCGGTAGGTAGTAGTTTGTAGAGTATAAAGATGATGTTTGGAATATTACATCAGGGTATTTAGGCATTGCCGCAAATCTTAATCTAGGAATACTTTGGGAATAGTAAATACCAACATTGTTATATATAGAAATAAAACTTTCTACTTGTGGTAATACTACATTAGTGGATGAACCCGTATTAAATATAAAATCATTAAACCTAAACTCTAATTGAGGGGGGTAGATTGTATTTGTATCTATTGAGAAAAACCTAAATGTTTTTTGGTTGTTAGGGTTATTCACAAACTCATTATCATCTGTTTGTTTTATTATAAACCCATCATTCTTAAATCCATTAGAAGAGTCTAATGAATAACTATACCAAGTTTCAACTGTATTTTTAACATTTACATTTATATCTTTAGTATCAGAATATGTAAAGGTTTGGGATTGAGTTATATTTAATCCAAGATTAGAACCTGTATACCAGTTACCCCCACCCACTAGTGATTCGGGGAATGATGCTGTCACATATGTTGGAAAGCCACTCCCCTCCCATGAATTTGAGCCTGAGTAATCTATAAAGTTCCAACTTGCACCGTTTGTAACTTGAGGGGAATCCCCAAATCTTCCCGTACCCATACCCCATTCTCCTGATATTGGGTAAAATAGTAGTTTTGTATCTAAATTTAACCCTGTTACTACAGAATTAAAATTCCTCAAATAAGCCGTCCATTCCCCATTTGAGGTTTTAGTTGAAATAATATTATTTATTTCACTAGTTGAAAACTGAACTAAATATCTACTAACTTGACCACTTGCATTTTTAATGTAAGTAGACGCTTCTATAATCTCATCTAACCCCGTATTCATATTAGGAGAATCTGAGTATAATGTAGTATCTTTAGTTGGAAATAGTTTATAAATTGCCATGTCTTAAATTATTATAGTGGTACTACTCTACCTTTAATGTCTATAGTAGGGAATTTAACTTCAAAAATCATAGGATCTAGAGATGGGTAAATTACATCATCAATTGTAGCACCCTGTACATCATAGGCATAACTACTATAACCTAAATCTTCTCCTGTTAAGTTATTTATAATTACACTTTTCACAGTTTGTACTCCTTCTACTTTATCTAAAAGAATATATAAATCCTTCATCAAAATGGGTTCATTAATCTGCCATTGGTCTATGTCGAATAAATTAGTTAGTGAAGAAATACATTTAGTTATAGTTGCATTATTATTATAGTTTGGTAAAACAATTATACCAAATACTATTTCAATGTTAATTACAAAGGCATCTTTAATTTTAACAGAATCATTAATCATCCTATACTCAGCTAAGTAAGTTTGGAGGTTTCTTTTTATTAATTTCGAGGCTATTTTTAATTTTTTATCAGAATTATAAGTTAAAACATATAAATCTAACATTGTAGGTAATTCACCAGGTTGATATTTTTCAATTTTTGATGGAACTGCATATGCTTTAGCAATTACACCTAAATTTGAAGGCATCGATAATGATCTAATTAAATAATCTTCTTTAGTTACAGTACGTAGTTGGTTTTGAAAATTACCAAGAGCATTTAACCTTAACTCTTCAATAGTATCTCCATCTTGTCCACCATCAGCGGCTAATGGGTTATTAGAGGAAATAGAAGCAAATATTTGGTTTGCTAGTGAAGTATTTGCGAGGTTAGGGTTTATAAATTTAAAATTAGTATCATCTAAAACTGTTAAAGTTCCGGATTCTACATTTGATTTAATACCACCACCGGTTAAATATCTTACTGTTAAAGTTGTATTGTAAGGTGCTATACCATAGGTATTTGTAAATATAAAGTTAAGTGGTGAGAATGCTGTTGTAAGTTGATCTCTTTCAAATGGTAAACCTAAACCTACATTATCAGGGTTAGGAATTATCATCTCATCATTACTAGTTGTGGCCCCCGCTCCAAACTCAAATTCTAAAGATCCTGAATTTATAAATCGGGTTGTGAATCTCCTTTGTACTTGTTTCAATTGGAGTAAATATGGAGCATCTTCTTCTTGATTATATGTAGGGTCGCTGGTGTTTGTGTTTCTAATCGTATCAAACACGTTTTCCTGCGCCATATTTGGTACTTCATACCAGGTATTACCATCAGAATCTACCACATCTAATACGCCTATAATATTAGTTGTTGAAATTGTTCTAGTATCAAATCTTACAGCTGAATTAAATGTAAATTGTGTTGAATTAATTGTAGATGAAATTGCTTTTCTTGATTTCTTTAAAAGAAAATATGAAGGGTTAGTACCTATAATCTGATATACTGACACAGTTGTAGGGTTTAAAGACCCAGAGGCTGAAAAATCAATAGCATCTTCAATTATAAAGTTTTGGGTTGAACTTAAATTTGATGTTATTGTTGTATTTTCAGGTATGATTAAAGCATAGTTAAAATCAGGAACATACTCTCCCCCTTCTAATTTTGCAGGTAATTGTTGATAAAAATCAATTTCTACAGTAGAAGCGGTTGTGACTTTAGGTTTATAACCTAATAAGTAAGCCATTTGGTATAAATTCTCCTGTTGCTTTGCTTTTTGTATAAATGTTTCTTGGATTTGATTATCCAAATAAAACGATAATACATCTCCAACATAGGATGCCATTTCCATGAACAGCATACCTGTAGAAGTATCTGTAAAATCATTATAAGTGTTTGGGAAGTATGTTTTAGAATAATTTACTAATGCATTTCTAAATTCATTAAAATCCCTATCAATATATCTTATGTCTCTTTTTAAATCAGCCATTATTGTAGTAATATGTTTATTTCATCCGTTACCCCAAAATCAGCTATATTATATGTTAATGAAAAATTAATTTCATTACTATCTGGGTTATTGATAAATTTTATTTCTTTTATGATTATTTGGGGGAAATAGTTATTAATATCAGTTTGAATACGTTCTTGGAGTTCATCTGAAGTGGCCTCTGATATATTTTCAAAAACTAAATTCCTTAAATCAGCACCAAAATTAGGATTAAATATCCTTTCTCCTCTATTTGTTAATAGGTAATTAATTAAATTAGATTTTAATTGCTCTCTAGTGGTGTAGGTTGGTATAAAAACAGCAGATCCATTTAAAGGGAAACTAAACCCAACAGCCTTTCGGCCTATGGAGTCAATTGGATATCTATTTTCTAATATTTTTGCCATTACCTACCCATTATATTCATTATCTGACTCATATCTACTTCACCAGATGGTAAGTCACCCCCAGGTACTCCTCCTTGTGGGTTAAATTTTTGTGGTATATTATTAGTTGTAAAACCATTACTCATACCTCCTAAAATGTTTTGATATGCCTCTCTTTGTTCGATTGAGTTCATTGCAGGGGTAGAATCAACTTTATTTAAGGTTGTATTAGATTCCATAACAGGTGAAGGTGTACTTAACTTATTTATTTGGGGAGCACGAATAGCTTCTAATAAAATATCTTTCATTTCTTCGTGAATTGCTTCTTTTACGGCTTCCTTAATTAGTTTTTTTAATTCTGATGATTTCATTCTATGTTGAATTTATTATAAATATTAAAAATTAATGTTTTTTATCAGTATTCTTTACGGTCAGATACCCACCTTACTAAGTTATTACTCCATTTGTAAATTTCCTTATACCCCCGTTTGAATTCTACTCTTTCATCTCCATCTAAACCACCAATAATATTAAAGGGTCTTGTATCGGGTTTAAACTCCTTCCAATTACTTATAGATTCTGCGTTTGAGTTTAGTGTAGAAATATCATTTGATAAAAATGTGTAAAATATATTACCTTGTCTTCTTGATTCACCAATAAATCCTGCCTCTCCAAATGGGGGGTATCTTAGGGGTGGAGGTGATAATAAATCATTACCAATTTCAAAAGTCTCTACCTGCACTATATCTACATTTGGGTTAACACTTAAATACCCATCTATTCTAAATTTAACTTCATCAATTAATACTTGTACAGATGTACTATATGAATAGCCACCATCTGGTAAATTAGTTATTATTATAAATTCATTTGGAGTGAATGGTGTTGAAGTTCTATTCCCAACTACTCTTCTTTGAGGGAATGAAAAGGTGTTTGAGGAGTTAGATTCTAAGGTTAAAATGAAACCTCTATAAAATAGAGGATTATTAGAGTTGGGAGATAATTTATCTAAAAGCAATTTCTCAACATCAAAATTAACATTACTATTAGCAAACTCCCCAGAGGATGCTGCTGAGTTTCCGATTTCACTTATTAATTGATTCGATGCATCTTTTTCTGTTGAAGATACCCAGGATTTTGGGGATGATTGAGGTGGTGGGGGGGCATTTAAGTTATCATCTATTGTTGATTTATAATATAGATCGTTATAGATTACATTATCTCCTGTTTTATATATTTTATTAGCAACCCACTCCATATTATCTCTATTTAATAACTCCTCAATACATTTATTTAAAACATTATCTAAAAGAGAAAGTTTGGAAATAATAGATTGGGCTGAAGTTTTAATAGTTCCTATGGCTTTTGGTATTATAGAAAGGGCTCCCTTTGCCCCCTTTATCAAATCACCTAATAAATCTAATGAATCTGCTAGTAAAGTAAGAATATTAATTGGTATACCTACCCCTGCTACTGCTGTTGGTGCTGGTATTTTTTTAATAATTTTAACGGCTACATCAACACTCTTTACGATTTTTGAAACTGTTTCAGTTGTTTTTTGTAATGTATTTACTGTATTTAATACATTACTTAAGGCCGATTGTATTTGGTTTTTTTGTTTAACAATAAGTAAAATTTCATTCTTTGGGGGACATGAATCTTTAAACTTTTCCAGTAAATCATCTACAGCAAGATCAAATTTTGATGTATTCTTTATTACTTTAGTAATACTTTTTATAATTATTTTTACTAGTGCTGCCGACATTATTTGGTTTTACTGACTTTTGATTTATATATCTCTATCTTGTTAAGCATGTTTTGGGCTTTAATCTGTGTATCTATGGCAGGTGCTGGGATTGCTGCGTTTGGTACAAATGGTACCCCAGTACCTATAGGTGTTGCTAAAGCAGTTGATAATGAAATTAAGGATAGAAGGAGTTTTTGTAAATCTCCTAAAAATTTATCCCCTAATATTACGGATTCCTTTGCATTTTTATCACCTAAAAATATTTCTTTTGAACTAATGATTGTTTTAGGTGTATCTACATTTAAACTATTTATTGAATTTAAACTAATACTATCAAATGAACTTAATAAAATTGAATCACTCTTAGCATTAAACATTAAACGTCCTGAGTTTAGTATTATTTGTTTTTCTATAAACTTATTAGGTGATATTGGAGCTACGTCATAAGATTTATAATTAGTTGAAGCTGCTTTTATCGGTATCTCTTGTGTAGAAGTTAAATAAACACTTGAAGCATCCGTATTAATATCTTCGATTTGAGGTACCCAAGGGTCTGTTTCTTCTTCATGTTGACCATTTTTTATAATGGTAATTGGATCTCCGTCTTCCCCCACACTTGACCAGGGGTTAGGTAATCCTGCCTCTTTTAGAGTTGAACCAAACCTAAGGGATTGACCCCATCTACCTTGATATATTAAATCACCAATATAGGGTTGTAAATTTCTTATACTTAGTCTTTCTTTAAACCCTAAACCTAAATCTATATCAGTTCCCCCATCTGTTACTCTTCTTACACTACCTGCTGAAGTTTCCTCATAGTCTTGCTGTTGAGAAGGTGGTAATGTATTATTATTAATTGGATCTGGTATTGCGTTATGGTGGGTACTATTCCATAAATTTATAGATTGAAAATAATATTGTGTTTCATTATTAACATCAGATTGCACCCCATTGTTAGGTAAAGATATGATGTAAATAATTTCATTCTTTAGAGGGATATTTGAATTGTTTGGGAATAAAGGTACTGCAAAATTATCTGTTGAAAATGATGGGGAGGGGTTGGGGTTGTTTAATTTAGTATAAAATACACACCCTAAAGAACTCCACCCCCCAAAATCCTTAAAGGCTTGAGGTTCTTGTTTATCATCTATCATAGCAAATTTAACCCTTGCAGGAAAGATATTTGATTTTGCTAAGGGTATTGATTTTTGTGAGTTTAATGAAGATAAACCTGTTGGGCTTGTTACCATTTTATTTTTTATCTACATTTATTTGAAGTTTTTCCATTTCAGCTAAGAGTTGATCTTTTTCTTCATCTGTTATTCCTAACCCACCCTCGTCTTCTGTACGAGATAATGCTCTTTGAACTATAGTAGCCATTTTAATGAGCTGTTCATCATTTTTTACCCCAATTTCCATGTACTCTTTAATAAGGGGTACAATGAGGGTAGCATCTCCTATCTCTTGAACTAAAGGTTTTAATTCTGAAATGAGGGCTACAACTTGTGCATCTCTTCTCTTTTGATTATTATAAATTTCTTCTAGTATGTCCGAGAATTTTTTACCACCAAAAACAGTTGATTCTAATTGTCCCATATTTTTAGTTATAAATATGTATAAAAATAACTATTTAGATAAGAAGTAACCTTGGTCAAGATAAAATAAATACTTTTCTTTAAAAATAGTATATAATTTATTAGCGATTTTTGTTATTTTGGGTGTTTTAACATCTACCATCTCACGTATATAGATATAAAGTGCCTTCTTATTAAAAACATCAATGTGGTCTCTCTTTCTAAATAACTCTAATATAGCATCTGCAATAGCAGCATCATTACCTTTTGGGAAGAATTTATAAACATTATCTGTGCAATATTGAGTATACTTATCTATAAATAACGATAAGCGATCTTCGTATTTATAATCCTTAGGAATAAATTTATCATTACTACTAAAATCTTCTTCTATTACTATAACATTATTAATATCCTCTGACCTTTGAGATAAAATCATTCCTGGGTTCATTGTATCTAATTGGGAGTAATGATTAAGGTCAATAATTGAAATGTTTTTTACCTTCTGACTATAATTCTTTTGATTATAAGCTATTAACCACCTCTTAACAATTGTGCCGAAGTAAGAATAAGCTTTAGCCCCTTTTTTAGGGTTGAATAGATGAATTTTTGATAAAAGAAATGTTATAATTTCATGTTGTAGATCCTCTAAATTCTCAACACCATCCGTATAATAAAACTTAAATGTGTGGATTATATTTTCTGTTAATTTATAAAATGGCCAGTGGATAGATGTAGCATAAATTTTACTTCTCTCTTCGTCATCAGAAGAGTAATTATATTTAATAATTGCATCTTCGGTATCTTTAGAAAAATATACTCTTTTTTGCTTTTGGGCTTTATGAGTCCTTATTATATGGTCCATTAATCTTTGTGTTTTTTCATTTTAAATTCATTGAGGATATCTTGAATTTGTTTGATTTCTTGAAAGAAAAAACCTACCTCATCATCACTCTTAAATGTTCCTTTACTATCAACCTTCTTAAGCCTTTCATCTGATATTTCTATTACTTTTGAGATTTTATCTAGATATAGAAGGTAATTAACTACAATATCTTCGGCAGTTTCATTTTTCCTTAATAGGTTAAAAGTTGTGTATCCTAAAATAAGGATTAATATTGAAAGAATACTAATTATTATTAAATATATCATAATTTTTCGAGCATATTTTTTAAACTCTCACTTTTAATAGAACCTAAGGCTTTATTTTTTAATGTAGAATTATTTTTATTACCATCTAATGTAAAATTCTTTTTTACAGTATCCACTTTACCCTTAAATTTAGGCAACCATTCAACTTCCCATTCAATACGAGCTGCCATTAGATCGGCTTGATGGAGGATAAATGGTAAGGATGTTCTTGGTTTCTGTTCAACCATATATCCCATAAGATATTTTTTATTAGCCTCATCATATAAACCATCATGAGTTTGGATTGCTACCATTTCATTAAAAGTATACTTGATATTATATTCCTGTAGTAGGAATAACCCTCTATCGGGAACTGATGCAAATGATATGGATTTATTAAACATATAATCCTCACCCAATTTATCTCTCCTCCAACTATCTGTCTGAGGGATATATGATTCATACTCCGAATCACCCATTTTACCCAAATCATGATTTATAGCTGAGAATACTAATTCCTCAATAGTAAAAGTAGTCATATCACAACCTTCACTAGACCATAATTTAAGTTGTTTAAGAGAACAACGAACCACACGATTTACATGATCAACATAACCTCCGGGAAATGCTGAATGGTATTCTTTTTTATGGGCCGCGGGCATAAACATAATACGTTCTTGGTATTTTTTGTAGAATTTAATCAATTCATCCTTACGCGGGTATGAAATATATTTTTCAATATTTCCCATAAGGATATCCCAATTATCTTGGATCTGTTCTGCTGTAAATTTCATAACTTTAATTTTTTAAATTTAACCGTTTCTTAATGGTGATGCTTCTCTTTCAATAATTGCTTTTAAATCATCAACAACCTCTGATAGTAATTTAATCTCATCCATAAATTCTTTTTGGGTGGATTGCCTTGACATTAGGAATTTGAGGGTTTTTAATTTTCCATCAATTTGCATAAATCTCCGGTCTATTAGTTCTTTATTTCTCATAATTTATTATTTATTATTTATTATATACAATATATGAATTCCATCTAACCACTCCAACCTATAATTAATATCATCCTCAATCATCAATCATCTTATTATTTTCTCTCTTAACCCTTTTTTCAAACCCTATATATCTAAGTTATCCACAATATCTTTAACATCCAAGTCTAAATTAAAAATTCCTGAGATTTATTGAGGAGTTTATAGAGTAATGCACATTTTTCATATTCCTCTGATTCTTCAAAATATGAAATCCCTAATTCTAGAGAGATATCTAAAAATTCATCCGAATATTGTTTTATAGCTTCAATATGTTGTGGATCTTCAATATCTATCTTTTTAATATAAACCCAAGCCCTACTATATGTGACAAACTCTCCAGCTTCTTCCATATCATATACATCTAATTCAGGATCAGCCTTTTTAAAAAATTTAATAACCTTTTTATTAAAATTTACATGGTTAAGTATAAGTTTTTTATACATTCCTAACCAATACATTGGAGAATCCTTAAAATTAATATAAGTTGATTCTATATTACTATCCTGCTTTTTTATATTAGGGAAGAGATTAAATAAATTATCTAAGTTAATCATTTTATTATACATATTTAATATTTCTCCTTAGATTTCCCACCTTTAATTCTATAAAGAGCATACTCATATTTTTCCTTAACAGATTTATATTTATTTTTAGGTTGGTCTTTCATTTTGATAATTTGTTTATCAAATAAAACCCTCAACCCCTCTTTTTCTACTATATAATAAACATCATTAATTGCATCTTCATAGTAACCCATTGTTAGAGATATTAGTTTAATATGTCAATGTATGACCTAAATTCTAATATTCCAAAGAATTTTCCAACACTCACAAATTTACACAATTCCAAATAATGCGTGGTTTTATTGCGTATCGCGATATGCAATAAAGTATGTGACTGTGGTGAGATAATGCATTAAAACGCATTAATATGCGCTATAAATGTAATATATTTATATGGTTTGGGGTGTGGGTGTGGGTGGGGAGAGGATAACTTTCGTTATAAAATATTATAACTATTTATAAACAAAAATATAAGTAATGCCTAAAGAGTGCTTACTGTCGATCTTAATGGGTATTTCAAGGTTTCAGATTTTCACTCGATACTACAAACCTTTTTTCTTGGCACTACTCATATTCTGTTCATGTTGTTGGCCTCAACAAAAAGGCATAAAACTACTACAGATAGTGTATATAAAAAAGTGGGGAGTTTGTTCTTGCCTCTAGGACATTAATTGTAAGTTATGTACACTCGCTTACAAAAGCTGTTAGCCAATTCCCCCACCATTTCATATATAAATAAGTTATAAGCAATCGCCTAATCTTAAATCTATCATTTTACCTTCAATAGTGGTAATTTCCTCCATTATAGAATCATATTCACCCTCAACATCAATTTGGTTTGGATTTTCTGGGTGATATGACCACATCTTTTCGGCTATACCATTTAGAAAGATTAAATCATTTAAAAATACTAATTCCTCTTCTGTTTTTAACATAGCTTATTTATTTAATTTGTTACTTTTATGCTTTTTCTTACGACTATATAGCTTGGGATTTTTATAGATATTGGGGCGGGTTGCCATTTTTATCTCTTCTAATGTAAATTCTACCTTTTTCATAATTATAAATACATTAATTAGTTTTTAAACATCCCAATCTTTGACTGCAACCTGTAAACTAAGAAGTGGGGTGGAATTTGAGTTTTCCTTCATATCCATTAAGGCTGTATGGATTACTTCAATTAATAAACCTGAGTTTTCAGCATTAACTATTAATTGGGTTATATCTAAAATTTCTTTTGAATTATACATTTCTAGGAATTTATTTTTTACAGAATTCATATGTGTATTAATTTAGTGAGTATGTGTGTTCTTCGCATAATGATGCGTCTAATTCGTTAGTAAAATCATCAAGCATGTCATGTAGTGCCTGTTGATATCCTCTCATATAATCCACTTCTTCTTTGGTATATTCTCGGGATGGTGTTAAAAATTCTATTTGATTATCCTTTATAGTTTCTATTAGGTATTCTTTTAATTTCATAACTTTTTATTTAATTATTTTAATGAACTTCTATACCTGTAATGTAAACATTGAATATAACCCCCACATAATGTAGCGTATGTAACAAATTGCTTACCATCAACTATAGCATTTACCTCCGCACCATCACTACCTTTTCTAATTATAATATCACTGGCAACCATATCATTGGTTAAGTGTTTTGCCAAAGCACGTTGTAGCTTAAATAAATTACCTGTTATAAAGCTCTCCATATACTTTTCCTCCCAATTAACACGTAATTGATTCCCTAAATTAGAGATGAAGTATGTTAACGTTTTATTATTTCTAATTGCTTTATATGCATCCCCTTCGGTATAGTGATTAGGTAATTCATAACTGCTACCACCCCATATCTTATGTTCGGTCATATAAACAAATTTCTGTATACCTGTATGTTGACATAACTCGCCGTATTTTATTACTTCCCCATTCTCCTTAATCCATTCCTGGTATTTAGTAAAATAAGCTTTCATATCATTAACTTGCTGAGTAGCTAAATCTGTAACAATCACTTTAGCTTCTTCTGAAATTCTATTTAATGCGTTCATAACCTTTATTTTTATTACTCGGGTCAACCTTAACCCTTTATTACCCCGTAAATATACGAACAATATCTGTATTAGCCAAATGTTAGCGCGGGAGTCGTTTAATTATTGTTTTGGTCTGTTGTCTTTAATTCTACCATCTGAAGTTTCATAATAGATTTCATTATTATTTTCATCAAATTCACTTTTCTCCCAAAAACCCTCTGAAGTTTCATAATAGATTTGATTATCATTTTTATCAAATTCTATTTTCTCCCAAAAACCATGTGAAGTTTCATAATAGATTCGATTACCATTTTTATCAAATTCTCTTTTACTCCAAAACCCATTTGAAGCTTCAAAATAGATTTGATTATTTTTTTCATCATATTCTTTATAAGGAAATTCTGTTACACCCAATTCTTGAGCTTTAGTCATTTCTTCATTTAAGAATTTTTTCCAATTTTCTCTTATGTTATCTTCCATCCCATTACTTGGTCTGTCGTCTTGGATTGTACCATTTGACTTTTCAAAATAGATTTGATTACCATTTTTATCAAATTCTTTTTTATACCAATAACCCTCTGAATCTTCAAAATAGATTTCATTACCATTTTTATCAAATTCTCTTTTAAACCAAGTACCATTTGAAATTTCATAATAGATTTCATTACTATTTTCATCATATTCTCTTTTCTGCCAATAACCATCTGAATCTTCAAAATAGATTTCATTATCATTTTTATCAAATTCTCTTTTCTGCCAATACCCATTTGAAGTTTCGTAATAGATTTGATTATCATTTTCATCCTTAATTTTATATGGAAATTCTGTTACACCCAATTCTTGAGCTTTAGTCATTTCTTCATTTAAGAATTTTTTCCAATTTTCTCTTATGTTATCTTCCATTTTTTATTTATTTATAAATATACGAATTAAGTCTAATCATAATACTATTATTTTATATTCATTCTTTATCTCAACACGTTCACCCAAGTCAGTATTGAAAACAGTTTCAACAAAAAGAGTAATTGTATCTCCAACCATTTCATTATCAATTAATATATTTTGAGTTGGGTGGTAGTTGTAACTTGAATGGGTTCCTATTATAGTAGGAGCGTAGGGGCATGAAAAACAAAAAAACTTAGGAACCTGGTATCCAACAATATTTAAGGGGGAATGGTTTTTTGATAAACCTACCATAGTATAAGTCATATTCCCAATAGGGATGGGGTTATTAAAATTATTATCATTAAACCAACCTAAATAAGAGTACATTGGGGTAGTAAATCTAATACTATCAATCAAAATCCAATAATCTGAGTCAAAATTAGCACTAACCAATGGAACTCCATTAATAACGTAGTGAGGGTCAAGTTCAGTCATTCTCCCCATTATTTGGAAATAATTTAACCCCTCCCACTTAATTCTATAATACCCATCAGGGGTGGGGGATATAATATTCGAACCATATGAAATAGTATATTTAACATCACACCCATTAGGACAAGTAGGTGGATATATTCTCTCCTTCTCACATGAAGTAAGAAGAAGAAGCAGAACAATTATTTGTTGAATTTTTTTAATCATAACCTTTATTTTATACAGTAAACATATTAACAATTCCTTAATGAGTGAAGTTAGTATCAATAATTTCTTTTATTCTCTAGTTAAAAATTCACCAAATAATTGCATATATCTCCCTTCCTCTATCTCATTTTCAAAATATTTATTTGATGGTGTTTTAATAGAAAAATTATCTCCATCAATAGAAAATACTGCTTTTTTATAACCTTTCACATATAGATCATATCCACCATCTCCTTTATCTATAAATTTATTATATTTAGGGTTTGATTTATGGATTCCTTGTGATTTTACATCTTTATAACCAAAAATCTTATCCATCAACATTTTCCAAGCATCACCATGTGGTTTGGGATCACATCCAGCCGTTTCCGGTCCTAATTTAAAATAGTGATGGTCATAAGCGTGGCAAAGCTCATGTGCTATGGTATCTTTTTCCAATTCGGTCCCCAATATAAAAGATGATAAATTAATTAAATAGTGGTTTGGTTCAATATATTTACAATGCCCAAATTTTGATTTTGCTTTTGTAGATACCTCGTATTTAATCTTAAGTTTCTCAACACCTAAACCATCTGATATTTTGGTGTTTAATTTTTCTAATAATATATTTTCCATAACTTTCATTTTTAAATACTACCTATTAAACTTAATTGTTTTTCCCTCCTATAATCTATTTCTTCAATAGCTCCCGCTAATGATGATGATATATGATTACAACACATAAAAACTTCACCATTTACATTTCTAGCAGCTCTTCCTGATACTTGGATTAAACATGATTTAGTACGTAAAAAATTATTCCTACTAGCTTGTTCAACAATTACTAAGGAACATTGTTTTACATCAAGCCCTTCACGTAACATATTAATACCAATAATAACATTAATTTTACCACTACGTAAATCTCTTAAAATTTCCTTGCGTTTATCTTGTTTTATTTTGAAATGTATAACTTCACTTTCAATATTGTTGTGTGAGAGTAAAGTATGAATATCACTAACTGATTTTCGGGATATACAGTTTATAAAAACGGTTTCCCCTTTTTGAATTATATCTCTAACGTCATCAATCATTTTTTTACCACCAAAATATTCATCTGTTTTAATAGTAAGTTTTGGATCTACTATATTATTAGGACGTGTCATTAACTCCGAAACATATTCACTGTTATCTAATTCAAATTTTGATGGAGTAGCGGATATATAAGTTATTGTGTTTACTCTATCTTTTAAATCATCAAAATTTAATACATTGTTTTTGATAACATTACTTATATAAAATCCTTTATCTACTAACTTTGTTAATCTAGCTTTATTAGCACTAGGTAACGCCTTTAATTGTAATAGTGTTAAATGGGATTCATCAATAAATAAATTTGGTTTGGATTTTTTGAAATAATCTGTTAAATAAAAATCTCCTAATTTTTCCCCTAAAAGTGCAATCACATCAGTATTGTAATATTCACTATCTGAAGGTAACAACATATTAATGGTATGATCTATATGATTTTCTAATCGTTCAGCTTCTTCCAATCTACCTTCCCTATTAAAATCTCTAACTTGTTTAACCATCTCTTCATTCAATCTCCGGATGATGAAACTTTTATGTTCAGTAATTAACTCGGGCAATTGTTTTTCAAAAGTTGGAAATAAAATAGTACTGGAGCATATTAAAATAGCTTTATCGGAATAATCTAAGAAATCTTTAACTGCGTAACGTAAATCCTTATTTTCTTGATTAACAACTACTGTACCTTCTACTTTCTTATTAAGAATGTTATGAAAATATGGTGGTATGTAAATATCATAGTTAGATACATAATATCCAACAAAGTTATCGGGGAACATTGCTACTAATTCATTATATAGCTGATATGCTAATACCTTATTAGGTGCTAAAACAATCGCGGGTTTATTTTCCCTATCGATAACATTCCCTAATACAAATGTTTTTCCTGAACCTGTTATTCCTTTTAAAGTTTGTTGTTTGTACTTACCAATTCCATCTAATAAACCATCAATTGAATTATATTGATCTTTAGTAGGAGTGAAATCGGATTTTAAATTAAATCCATTTTGCATAACTCTTATTTTTTATTGAAACCGGTATTGGCTCCAATTATACGCGTAAATATACGAACAATATTTGGCTTCCCCAAGTCCTGTAGTATAAGTCTTAAAGATACCCCCACCAAGTTCAGATATAGCATCTTTTGCTTCACCTAAATACATTTTCATAAATTATCCTCTAATTTTTTCCCTTAACAATGTAACCTCCATAAATACGTATATATTATTGATTAAATACCAAATACCTTGGTTGGCATATTTATCATTTGTTATAAACATAATGAGGTGTGGGTTCCACCCACAATCGTAGGACGACTTATACCTCCATCAGGGGTTCGAATGTAGATAATCTGCTTTACAAAAGCACTACCCAACACCCTTTCTCCCCTCAAGCTTTCATCAACTAACATTAATTGGGGTCGATTGGCTTTAAGTAAGGCATACAATTCATCATCTGTTGAAAATGGATGAATACCATCAATTAATTTTAGTGCCTCTAAAGCACGAATCCTATCATTGAAGGTTAGTTGAGGGTGGTTAGCACCTTTAACTCGCCTCACCTGCTCATCTTCTGCAACTGCAACCATAACTGGGAGGAGGGTTTCGCTCGCACGTTTGAAGAGTTTGATATGCTCCTTATGGAGCACATCAAACATCCCACTTAACCATACTATATTACTATACAACATAATCTAAAGCTAATGAAAATATTTCTTTATTTATTTTTTGATCTTGCTTGAAGTTTTTAACCTTTCTAGCTTTACGAGATCTACCACCTACTGTGTAGGTAAATTCACCATCTAATAACTTTTCTTGAATTACATTAAATCGAGACCAAACATCCGTTCCAAAATCTTCTCTACGGATTGGGGTAATCATCTTTTTTAAATCAACTTTAAGCATTTTCATTTTGTCATCACCAAATCTTGAGGTTAAACATTTTTTAGCAAAAACTAAAGCTTCCTCTTCTCCCATCTCAATTGCTTTCATTTTATTCATAGAATCAACTGTTAGGGGTAAACGCTCTACCATCGCTCTGATATTTAATTGAAGATCCTCAAACGTATAACCCATATGGCGTATTTTAACGTCTTCGAATTGTTGAGTTGCAATAACTAATCCATTAGCACAAATCATGCGAAACAACCCTGCTGTGAAGGTAAACGCGTTTTTACCATCGTGAGAATTCGTTAGAAGAATTTGTGGAAAAACTGTATCACCATCCTCCCCCTCAATAAGGACTTCTGGGTTACGAAATACAACTAAGTGTTTTTGAACACCTCTTGTGGTTGCTTTTCGGGCTTTAACTTCCTTAACATCGGTAACATCCCATCCTAAAGTTCTCATGTCATTAATTACTTTTGAGGTTGAGATGTGTGTATAATGTTTTGAAACTTCACCACTTGGGTTTAGGGTAAAAACTGCGGGTGCTTTTTCTCTAATTTGCTCATCCGTTAAAAAATCCTCATTACTTAAATTAACCATATCACTCATAACTTTTATTTTTATTATCCGGGTCAACATTAACCCTTTATTACCCCGTAAATATACGAACGCCTGTCGCGGTAGCCTAATTAACTCGTATATACTTTGTCGGTACCCCAAAAATCGTCAAGAAGATTTAATTAACATCCATGTAACTTTCCAAAAATTATCCTATATGTACTTTTATATAATTTTATGGGTTTTTGCTGAGGTGTATTATTTAACATATAATATATTTGTATATATCAATCGATGGTGGAAGGTTGTAAGAGACCCATTTGTACCCATAAACCCTTTTTTACGCGGTACGCCCATCGATGGACGGCGACGCGCGGTGGGTCATTATAATGTATGGCGTACGGCGTACCGCCCACAACCTATATATATGCCTAGGTATTACGTACGATAAATTATATGTGTATAGAGGATGTATTATTATATGAGGTACGAACACGGATCGTTTACCCACCGTCATAAGCCCACCACCCACCTACTACTAATACCATAACCTTCATTTTATTAATATAAATATAAATGCAATGGACTTGAACCACTATTAAGAATTACGGAATTTTAACCGCAAATCTTAACCTCGCCCATAAAAGAGACACTTATATTTATTACTGTTTGTTAATCCAACACATCAGCACCAATCTATCGGAGGTGTCATCTATCTTACAGATGATTTTATATGTTTTAGCTTATGTTTGTATTTGGGCTATAAGCATCACCCCACCACATCTAAGGATCACTCTGCCCATAGGGTGGTTTACTCATTATCAATTATTATCAAAAACTAAGTCAAATAAATCAACCAACTCTTTGTGCGTTTATGTTGGTGGGTTATCTACCCATTTACCGTTATCAAATAGAACTTTTATGATCCAATGTCCCGAAGGCCCAATTGAACCACCTCTAAGAACTCCTTTGTGATAATAATAATTATCAAAATCAAACCCTCTGTGTTTTGCTTCTTTTGTTAATACTTCTTCTACTTCTGTAACAGTTGCTAAAGTTGTATTAGTTCCTTTAGTAAGCAAGTAACCTTCATAAAACAACCCATTCCAAAAACCATAAGTTGATTTGTTGTTATTGTACACTAAAAGACCTATTCCTTTAACATGATACCACTCCCCAACAATTAAATCCTCTTTTAACTCTGCCAAACGTTTCTGCCATTTAGCTATTTTATTCTCACATTCTGATTTTGTATATTTCATAACCTTTA